CGTTCGGCACCTTGAAGAACCCGGTCAGCTTCTTGGCGTCGAGGACGACCCGGCCGAACTTCGCCTGCGACTCGGTCAGGCTCGATGCCTCTTCCGTCCAGTAGAACTGGACCCCGCCGAACAGGCTCGTGACGTGGCTCGTGTCGTCCACCGTCGGGATCGGCACGCGGAGCGTCGACATCGGGATGACCGTCGCGTTCTGCCTGACGATCGAGTCCTCGATAGCGAGCTGCAGCAGCTCGGACCGCATGATCTCGGGGATCAGGAAGCCGCCCGCGCCGGGGTCTTCCGATCCGAACGAGTTCTGAAAGCTCCGGACGTTGTCGAGCTTCTGGAGCAGGGCCTTGCGGTTGGGGTGCGACGTCGGGCGCGCCTCTTCGCGGATCGCCTGGCAGTACTCGCCGATCGACCGGAACCTGTCCTCTTCGCGGTAGGCGTTCTCGAACGCCGCGCCGGGGGAGAACTTGTTGTAGACCGCGCCGCGGCCGCGGCTCACCAGGGCGCTGCCGTCCGCCGAGAGAACCGGGCGGCCGCCCTTGAAGCTGACCGAGTTGCCCAGGTCGACCGCGGTCTTGCGCCCGCCGCCGTTGTCCCGGATCACGTCGAACAGGACCGCCTGGACCTGGGTCTTGATGTCGTCGACCACGCCCGGGTTCTTCTTGGCGTACACCGAGGCGTACGCGTCGAGGAACTCCCTGGTCGCGCCGTTGGCCATGGCCTCGGCGCTGAAGTAGTCCTTGAGCAGGCTGGCGTCGCCCAGGACTTCCCGCAGGCCGTCGGGGTCGGTTGGAACCTTAACCTTTGTCACTTTCCAGCCCCTTCCAGGCTGCGGGCGAACAGGGACGCGAGGAGCGCCGGGTCGATCTCTTCCGGCTGCCACCCGGGGACGGCCTCGCGCATCGCCTTCTCGAGCTCGGCGCGGGCTTCCCCGGGGTTGGTGAGGTCTTTGAGGTCGGCGACCTGCGCGAGCGCGGCGCGGGTGCCTGCCGTGTTGGGCGGGAGTGCCGGCGCGTACCGGTACGGGAGCGCCCACGCCTTCGGGCTGGACGGGTCGCCGGGGCGGCGCCCGGCGCAGATGCCGCGGTAAAACGCCTCCGGGTCGGGGGACGCCGCCGCGGCGGCCATGGCCGCAGCCGGGTCCCAGTAGCTGTTGTCGACGGTGGTGCTCGGGATCGTGAAGACGGACGCGAGGATCGCCGGGCTGACGGCCAGGGCGTCGGGGTCGTAGTCCGGGTTGACCTGCTTCATCGCCTTCTGGAGGGTGGCCTTCGCCTCGTCGGCGTTGGTCAGTCCCTCGGTCTGCGGCAGCCGGGCCAGCGCGTTCTTGACGCCGGCGGCGTTCGGGGCGTCACCGGGGTGGTACTTGTACGGCAGCGCCCAGGACGACTGGTTGGCCGGGTCCCCTGCCCGGCGGCCCGCGCAGATCCCCGCGTAGAACTTGGCCGGGTCGTCGGACGTCGCGCCGTTGTGCCACGCCTTCGAGGCGTCCCACGGGGTGCTGTCCGCGGCGTCGAAGACGGGGAAGTGGTAGGCGTCGGAGGCGCGGTCCGGCTTCGGCGGGACCGGCTTGACCTGCTTGCCGTCCTCGTCGAAGTAGTCGTGGTCGGTGTCGCCCTCGGGGGTGCTGTCGTCGTCGCCGTCGCCGTCGGGGTCGAACCGCATGCCGCCGTCCGGGTCCTGCACCCAGCCGTCAGGCCCGACCGGCTTGGCCTTCGCGGGGTCGGCTCTGGCGGGCTTCGCGGGCGCTGCCGCCTTGTTCGTGGCGGCGTCGCTGCCGTCGTCGCCAGATGACCCGCGCTTGAGCGGCTTGCCGGGCAGGCTCTTGACCTGGTTGCCGTCGGCGTCCCAGTGGGAGTGGTCGGTGTCGCCCGCGGCGCAGGCGTCGCAGTCGCCGTCCTCGTCCGGGTCGTACCGCTGGTGGTCGCCGTGGGTGCCCTTCTGCCCCTGGGCGTTGGCCGGGGCGTTGGCGAACACCGACATGTCCCAGGCGTCCTGCGGCTTGTCGCCCTGCCCGTGGATGCGGTCGGCCAGGCCCTCGGCCACGGCCTGCCGGTCGCTGTACCAGGTCTCCGCGCGCATCTTGTCGCGCCAGTAGGCGGCGGGCTTGCCGGTGCGGTCCGCGTAAATGCCCGCGATGTTCTCCGACTCCTCGTCGAGCTGGTCGGCCAGCGTGCGCATGTCGGCCGCGTTGCCGATCGCCATGCAGAAGCCGTCGTGGATCATGACCCGGGCGTGCGGCGCGACTTCTAGCTGGCCGGGCGAAGCGGCCATCGCGATGAACGACGCGGCGCTGGCGGCCAGGCCGTCGATGACGACCTGCACGTTGCCGCGCTTGCGCGCCTGCAGCAGCCCGTTGTAGATCGCCAGGCCCTCGTAGATGTCGCCGCCCGGAGAGTGCAGGTGCAGCTCGATGTCGCCGGGAACCTGGCTCAGCTCGTCGAGGAACATCGCCGCGGGGACGCCGTAAAAGCCGATCTCGTCGTATATCGAGATCATGGTGGGTCCCCCTGCCTGGGCAGGGGCGATGTTGTACCACTTCGGCATCGCCGGCATCAGGTTGGACAGCCGCCGCACAGACCGGAGCGGCCGGGCGCCGTGAGCCATCAGATCACCTTCTTCTCGCAGGCCGGCATCAGCGGCCCCCGCGGACAACGGGGACGTAGCCGTCGTTCAGGACCCGCTGCAGGAGCGCGGCCATGCCGTCGGCGTGCCCGGCGGGCGCCGGGATCAGCGCGCACCGGCAGTTCACGTGCCCCGGGGGCGCTACCGCGCCGCTCGGGTACTGGGTGCCGAGCGGCAGCGGGCTCGCCTCGGCGTTCGCCCGGCACAGGGGGCAGACGGCCTTGTCTTCCTCGGTCAGCCAGATCCCCTCGGCTATGTCGCGGTCCCGGTAGGTGCCCAGCGCGGCCCCGCCGCAGGTGACCGTGACGGCGTTGAGGACGGCAGAGGAGGCGCGCGGCCCGTCGGCCAGGACGGTGGCCACCGCTGAGGCGATCGCCGCGGCGCTCAGGCCCGCAGCGGCCCCGGCTGCCAGCTCGGCGGCGACGGCTTCCCGGTAGCCGCCGGAGATCTCCCGGGCGTCGAGTGCCGCGGCGGCCAGGGCCGCCGTCAGGGCGGCGGCCAGGCCGAGGCCGGCGATGACGCGCTCGGCCTCGCGGGTGTCGCCCGGCTGCCATGAGCCGGTGTCGGGCGCGCTCCCGCCGGCCAGGGCGGCGGCGCTGGACGCGCCGATCAGGTAGGCGTCGGTGATGATGCCGGGCGTCAGCGCGCTGACGGCGGGCACGAAGGTGACGCCCTGCGCGGCGAGCCACGCCGCGGCGGCGGCCGTCGACTCCCGCTTGCCCTGGCCGGGCGTGCCGTCCGGGTGGGCGGCGAGGTAGGCGGCGGCGAGCTGCTGCGCGCGGGCGCCGCCCATCGCGCCGGTGACGGCGGCGGCGAGCAGCGGCGCCCAGTAGGCGACCGCCTGCATGTCGAGCTGCCAGCCGGGCCACGAGTCGCCGGACTGGCCGCCGGGCGCCAGCGCCCGCGGCCGCGGCCGCAGGAGGCTGACCGTCTCCCGGGGCGCTGGCCCGTCTCCGGGCTCGGAGGCGGCGCCGGGTGCCGCCGGGACCCAGGCGGGCGGCAGCGCGGGCTCCTGGGTGGCCTTCTCGACGACGCCCATGTCCGGCAGGCCGACCACTTCCAGGACGTTGGCGGGGTCGAACCCGGCGTTGACGAGGGTCTGCGCGGCGGTGGCCTTGTCGACCATCTCCTTGCTGGCGGCCTCCGGGTTGGTCGGCGTCGGGTCCTCGAAGTCGAATTCAACGGTGTCGTCGCCGAACATCGGCAGCAGCTTGTGGTTCAGGGTGTCGCGGCGGCGCTCGAGGCGCGGGCCGGTCTGCCAGCCGGTGAAGACTTCCTCGGCTGTCTGGGCGTTGGCGCGGTTGACGTCCTCGACGGTGCCGAGCATGCTCTTGTGCATCCGCCACGCCTCGCGGATCTCGTCCCGGTTGGCCAGGCGCAGGTTGCCGTACTCCAGGTCCTTGTTGGTCATGCCCGCGGCGTTGAAAGTGGCCCCGCCCTCGAGCACGGCGACGGCGCCCGCCCTGGCGATGCCCTGGTGGGACTCGCGCCAGCGGTCGGTGAACTCGTCGAACTCCCGGTCGGTCATCTTCGCCGTGCCGGACGGGAAGGTGATCGTGCCGCCGGGGTCGGCGCCGTTGATGAACAGGTTCCGCTGGTAGTCGGTGGCGTACTTCTGCTGCTGGATGTTCGCGAGGATGCTCGCGACGGGCCCGGCGCCGCGGAACGGGTCGAGGGGGTCGGGCACCTTCTCCTGGATCACCTCGGTGAGCTTGAGCGGGACCTGCTCTCCGCTGGGGCCGGTGTAGATCCAGCCGACGAGGTAGTCATCGGGGCTCGGGACGGGCTCCATGCGGTCGGGGCGGACGTACCACATGGCCGTGGGGAAGGTGACGATCTCCCGGTTGAGGACCCAGAAGGTCTCTCCGGTCAGTTCCTGGTGCTGCTGGCTGCCCTCGCGGAACTCAAAACCCGACATGAAGTCGTTCGGCTTGTTCCACAGCGACAGCGCGGGGTGCACGACGACCTCAGTGCGCTGGTCGCTGCCCTGGTCGCCGCTGGAGTAGCGGCGGCGCCCGTCCTGCGGCTGCTTCTTGTACAGGTGCCAGCGGCCCGAGGCGCTGGACTGCTGGAGCAGGGAGACGATCGAGAAGACGGTGCCGGAGGCCCCGTACTGGCGCATGAACGTCTCGCGGCTGCCGCGCCCGGCGCCGAGGTTGA